AGAGCTGAGAAATGTGATGAAAATGGAGACATTAATAACTATTATTATGCTCCTGACTGGACTAAGGTAACTGATGTCACAGAGCTAAAGAGAATACCTGTATTTGGAACTAAAGGAACAGGTAATGAAATAAAAATAATAAGAAGATATACAACAGGCTTTTTTTACTATAGTCCTGCTGATTATTCTACCACGTATTCCGTTTTAGAATCGGAAATAGGAGACTATCTTATCAATGAATCACAGTGCTCTTTTAACTCAAGAACTATCGTAAATTTTAATTCGGGAATTCCTTCAGAGGAAAAAATGCAACAGCTTAAAAATCAAGTCATAAATCGTTTGACTGGAAATCAAGGCGAAAAAGTGATTGTAGCATTTAATCACAATTCCGAACAGAAAACAACAGTAGATTCAATTCCAGTTCAACAAGCACCTGAACTATATCAATATTTAAGCGAGGAGTGTAGCAAAAAGATCATGCTAACACACAGAGTGACTTCTCCACTTTTAATTGGCCTTAGAGACATGTCAGGTGGTGGCTTAGGTTCTAATTCTGATGAAATACAAAACGCTCAGAGACTATTTACAAACACCACTATAAAGCCTTACCAAGATTTAATCATTGATTGCTTAGATGACATTTTAGCTGTTAATGAAATCTCTTTAAATCTATACTTCAAGACTCTTGATCCGCTTGAATTTATGGACGTTGAGGACATAGATAACGAAGAAGTAAAAGAAGAAGAAACAGGAGTTAAAGAAGAAGATAGTCTATTCACTCAAATAGAAATGCTTGCATCTAAGAGCCATGATCATGACTTCCCTCATGAAGTTTATGACGCAGTAATAAAAGGGCTTAAAGGTGAAGTAATGAGTGACGAGTGGGAAATAGCAGACATTAGAGACTATAACGAAGAAAACACAAGCGCAGAGGAATGGGCTAGTGATGTAATACACTTAGCTAAAGAGCCAAAAGCTAAAACACCTATTTCAAACATACCTGACAAAGGTTCTACCCTTGATAAATCTTATTATGCAGTTAGATACAAATATGATGTAGGTACTGCAAGAGGGAAAGGTAGTAAGTCAAGACCATTTTGTCAGGCTTTAATGGATAGAACTAGACAAG